TTTAATTTGTAAGTTATTAAGTGCTTATAGTGCTGTCTGCTGCCTGCTGCTGTCTAGTGTCAAATTTAAAAAAGATTTACACGATCCAAACAGAGTGGTTACTGTAAGTCATCTAACATCATAGGTATTGACAAAAAAAACCTCAAATAAACAAAGACTACTGTGGAAACATCTTTATTCAATTGAGGTGTATAATATTTTATTACAATGGTTTCCACATCATTGTTACTATAAATATAGAGTATTAAGTATAAACGATAAATTATACTATACTTTTTTCTTATAGTACTATAAGTTTTTCTTATAATAAAAAAGAGGGAGAATGACAAAAAACTCCCTCTTTTAATATATAGAGTATTAGGTGGGGAAAATTGAGTATATGAAGGGTAGAAAAAACCCCACCTTGTTATATTATATATACCAAATAGGGTAGTGGTTATATAATTTAGTATATGGCAGATAAAACTATTGAATACAAGATTATAATTGATGATGCGAATTCAGCAAAAACTCTTTCTCAATTAGAAGATAGTGCTGAAAGATTAAACGCAGAATTAAAGGATTTAGACCCACGTTCTCAAGATTTCAAGAACCTAGCAAAAGCTGCTCAAGGTGTAAATAAAGAAATTGAGGATATTGGAAACTCTATCAATGGATTAAACTTTGAGGATAAAATACAAGCCTTTGATGGTGGTATGAAAATCCTTGCAGGTTCAACACAAGCAGTTGTTGGAGGGTTTGGATTACTTGGTATAGAAAGTGAGAAACTTGCATTCCTTGAAAAACAGGCAGCAAACGCTATTGCATTCGGTTTAGGATTAAAGGATTTATCAGAAGGATTAGGACAAGTTGCAATTGCATTTAACAAAGCAGGTATAGGTGCTGATTTATTTGGTAAGGTAACTAAGAAAGCATTGATATCAACTGGTATTGGTGCATTGGTAGTTGCTCTTGGAGTTATTGTTGCTTATTGGGATGAGATAAATGAATTTATTGCTGGAACTAATGATTTATTAGTAGAACAGAATGGTTTATTAGAAGAACAGATAACGGCTGGTGATGAAAACTTAACCTTGTTAGAATTACAAGCAACTAATACAGAGTTAAGAGGTGAATCTACTGTTCGTATAAATGAAGAAATAAGAAAACAACTTTTACTTCAATTAGAGAACAACACTTTATTATTAGAGAACCTTGAACTTCAGTTAGAAAAAGAAAAGGCACAGAACAGAGAACTTACATTTTGGGAAAAAGTTAAGTTTGGTGCTGCATCTGCACTTTCTCCAATTAGGGGTGCAACCGCTTTACTTGAAGCTACCAATGAAGAAAGTGAAAAAACTGAAGATTTATCTAATAAGATATTTGATGCTAAGAAAAGACAATTAGATATAGAGAAACAAATTCTACTAATTGGTCAGAAACAAAGAGAAGAAGCAGAATTAATTGCATTTGCAAATAGAGAACCAGAACAGAAATTAGAAATAGCAACCATTGGTTTAACTGATGCTAATAAAGATAAATTAAAATCAGATGCAGATTTTAACAATCTACTCTTATATCAAAAAAAGAAAGCAGATGATGAATATACTGCAGCAGTACTAAATAATCAAATGAAATTAAACGAAGCAAGATTCTTTGCTTTAGATAATTTAATGATGTTAGCAGGTAGAGAAACTGCAATTGGTAGGTCTTTACTTATTGCTAAACAAGTACTTGCAGCAAAAGAGTTGATAATGGAAGCAAAGAAAACCATTACGTTTACTACTCTTAAAGCATCAGAGGCAACAGTAGCAACCGCAACAGGTGCAGCGAAAACAGCAGCAATTGGTTTCCCACAAAACATTCCCCTTCTTATCGCATACGCAGTACAAGCAGCTGGTATCATTGCTGCAGTAGTATCTGCAACTCGTTCTGCAAAGAGTGCAGCAAGAGGTGTTGGTGCTGGTGGAGGTCCAACTGTTGCAACTCCAAGAGTACCAACAAGTGGAGGAGCTCCTACTACAAGAAGTAGTACTGCCGTAGACCAAATAGATGTTGCTGAGGCATCATTCCAAAATCAAAACTCTATCAGAGCATATGTGGTAAATGGTGATGTGAGAAGTTCTCAAGAAGCAAATGCTAAAATACAAGCTCGTAGAACACTTGCGGGATAACCATTATACCAATTGGTATATAATATCATATACATTATATAGGAATACTAAATGAAAATAATCAAATTAGAGATTGATGAGTTTGATATAGAGAGTGGAGTTGATAAGATTTCACTTGTTATGTCTCCAGCAATAGAAGAAAATTTCCATTATTTTAACTCACAACAACCAATAACTGATGAATATATCTTTGAGAAATTACTTGAAGATGTTATCAGTACCAATTATATTGATGATTTACCAGAAGATAGACAAGATGCTATCTTAGAACAATTACTTTCGGTAGGAGAAAGCAGGGAAGAGTTAGAGGCTCAAGGTTGGACAATTGAAGAAGTAGGGGAAAAAGATTTCGCAATTAGTTCCAAACCTGACCTCTCTTCTCTTGAAGATTTTGGTAAATTCAAAATCAGATACTCTTACCAAGGCCCTTTGGATTCAAGAAATAGAACTTTCTGTTCTAAAATGAGGAAAGCAAATCTTATCTTTCGTAAGGAAGATATAAACAAACTTACCATTCAAGGTGAGAACTCTGAGTTCGGTATCTATGATATCTTTACTTATAAAGGTTCTTATGGATGTAGACATTACTGGCAAGTTCTTAAAATGTTTAAGAATGAAGAAGGAATGGAAGTAACACAAACTGAAGAAAGTATCAATGAAGCAACTTCAGTAAATGCTAAACCAACTACAAATAGAAATCCTAATTCACCTACACTTACTATATCTAACTTCTCAGAATTAAATAAAGAGAAACAAATGGTAGTAGGTCCTATTATGGTACCTGAAAAACTAATCTATCGTTGGGATGAATTCAATGGTGATTATTGGGTTTATTTCTCAAAGGATACTATTGAGAAGATTGCACATAAGTATCTAATCAACAACTACCAATCAAGTGTAAACATAGAACATTCAGAAGATGAGGATGTAGAAGATGTAACTTTGGTAGAAAGTTGGATAGTAGAAGATTCACAAAAAGATAAATCATTTGCATTGATGGGTAAAGAATATCCAAAAGGTACATGGTTTGGTACAATGAAAATAAACAATAAGAAAGTTTGGGATGAATATATCAAACAAGGAAAAGTTATGGGTTGGTCCGTAGAAGGTTTCTTTGCTGATAAAATGATTAACCAATCAAAACAAACTTTCTATTACAGAACAACTGAAGGTGGAACTGAAATCGTAATAGATGAAAACACATCAGTCGTATTTATATTAAAGGACGGAGAACGTAACGTTGTAATGCCGGATGGGACTTATGAACTAACTAATGGAAAATCATTAGTAGTTGTAGATTCCAAAGCAAAAGCAGGTTCGTTTTAACTCAAAACAATCAAAATTAATTAAGGAACAAATTATGAACAAAGAACTAAAAGATTTAGTGAAAAAACACTTCAATTTAGTTGATGCATCAGATTCTTTAGTTGAGGAAACATTGTCAGAAGAAACGAGCGTTGAGGAAACGTTAGTTGAAGAAGTGATGGAAGAAACAATTGAAGAAGTAACGATGGGTGAAATCAAAACTGCAGATGGTAGTATTGACCTGAAATTTCCAGGTGAATCTATTGCAATCGGTAGTGAGATTCTTGTAGTGACTGAGGATGGTGACATCCCAGCACCAGATGGTTACCACGATTTAGAAGGTGGTATTACTATCAAAGTGGAGGGAGGTGTAATTACCGAACTCGCAGATACTGCAACCGAGGAAGCTGAAATTGAAGCAAGTGAAGAGATTGAAATGTCAGAAGAATCTGAAATCTCAATCCACGAAGAACTAATTAAAGCGTTATCAGCAGAGTTTAAAACTCAGATTGATGCACTAAAATTAGAATTCAACAAACAAATCGAAGAAGTTAAAGGTAACGTAGAGAAATTCTCTTCAGAACCAGCAACTGAAAAAACAATTACAACAAAAACAAACTCTAAGAAAGTTGATTTATCTTACGAACCAAAAGATGCTGCTAAGAAAGCACAATTCGAAAGATTAGTTAACCTTAGAAACAAAAACTAAAAAGGAAATATTATAATGGCAGGATTTAACGTAAGTGCATTAGATGCATTCAACAACGAACTCGCAGGTGAGTTGTTAGTAAAATCAGTAATGGCCGGTTCAACAACCGAGTTCGTAACTGTAAAAGAAGGAATTAAATATAAAGAACCAATCAACCTACAAGAGATTGATTTAGTAATCCAAGATGGTAACTCTTGTGTTTCTACTCCAAGTGGTTCAGTATCTTATACTCAAAGAGATATCACAGTATGTACTCGTACATCTTATGATGGACTTTGTTTAAAAGATTTAGACCAAAAGTATATTGGGTTATTAGGACCACAAGGTTCTTATCCTGAAACTTATGCTTTCATGGAAGAGTATTCTTCTCAATTGGTAGCAAACTTCCAAAAGAAAAATGACCAATTTATCTGGACTGCATCTCCTGCAACAGGTGATTGTGTTGAAGGATTAACTGGTTTATTAGCTTCTGGTTCAGGTGTTACTTATGTATCATCATCAGCTCCAACATCTGATAACTTAGTATCTTTAATTGATGTTCAATTAGAAAACTTAAACCAAGATGTACAAGATAGAGATGATTTAACAACATTCATGAGTGTTGCTAACTTCAGAAAATACATTGTAGGATTACGTAAAGAGAACAACTACTTCTTCGATATGAATTCAGTAGAAAACAGAGGTTCTTTATTATCTATGAAACACCCATATGCTAACTTAACTATCGTAGGTACAGTTGGTTTACAAGGTTCAGATTTAATCGTAACTGGTCCAGCAAGACAAATCGTAGTAGGTACTGACTTAGTATCTGATTTAGATAACTTCCAAATGTGGTATGATATAAATGCAGACCAATTGAAACACCGTATAGTGACCAAGTTAGGAGTTCAAGTTGCATACCCTGAGTTCTGGGTAACTAACGATCCTGAGGCTGGATTATAATAACTGATATAAATTTAAAGAAAGGATAAAAATTATGGCATGTGATATTACAGCAGGATTTTCTCTAGGATGTAGAGATAACGCAGGTGGAATCAAAGCATTGTATATCCTCTCTGGCTCCGTAACTACTATAACTGAAGTCTCTGGTGAGATTACAGATATATCTGGTGATGGTGTATTTTATCAGTTTGATTTAACAAGAGGAACATCTGATTTCACAGAAACCATTAATGGTTCAACTGAAAACGGAACAGTATTCTACGAATCAACAGTAAATGCTGTTTTCTTAAAGATGCAGTCAGCATTACGTAACCAAATGAAAGTATTAGCTCAGAACCCAGATTTAAAATTAGTTGTAGAAACTAATAACGCTGGTGTTGATGGAGATAAATTCTTTTACGTAGGTGAAGTATATGGTGCTCAACTTAATGGAGGACAAGGTCAGACTGGAACAGCTATTGGTGATGCCAATGGTTATACCCTAACATTTACGGCACAAGAGCCAAACCCAGCAATTCCAATTGCAGGAGCATCTCTTGATGATGTATTAACAGGGATTACAATTTCACAATAATTGTATAATAAGTAAGGGGGGAGTAACATCCCCCTAAACTTATTTTAAGGAGATATATGATTACTTTAAAGGAAAACCAACTCAATACTATAGCCTTCCAAAAAGAAGTTGATACACCCCTCGTAACAAGTTCTTATGATAGTGGAAGTGTTTATAATATTATTACTTACCCTACCATAGAAAATAATACTGGTTCTGCCGGTATAACTTATACAACGGATTATGATGAATCAAATCCAATTTGGTCAACCTTAAAAACAAATATAACTTCTGAAAGTATTTACACTTCAAATAAGATAAAAGGTGAAGCAGGAACTACCTACCAATTAGAAATATGGTATGGACCTATTGCAGAAGTTAATAATTTTATTTGGATAAACAACACCAATACTTGGGAAACTGAAACTCGTTTATGGTCAGCACCTTCTACTGGTTCAATTGCAGTAGATTATAATGGTGTAACAGAAAATTCTATTTTAAAATATCAAGATAGGATTTTTATATCAGGAGCAGTAAACCCAAAACAAATAACATATTCATCTTCAATAGAAGATTACAAATATATCTACAATGAAAACTTATCAAGTTCAGTAGGACCAGAACAAACAACATATATATCACCTAATGAAAACGCAACTTATATAGTATATACAGGATAACAAATGGAAAAAAAATTAAACAAACATAAAATGATGATTATTCCTAAGTATGGGAATGACTTTTATGCAGATGCAATGACCTTTGAGGATGATAAAGGTAAGATTGTTTACTACGGAACAAGGAATGATTTTCCAACTTATGTAATTGAGTTGTATAACAAATCATCTATTCACGGAACTGCAATCAATGCAATCAAAGATGGTATTGTTGGTGGTGGTTTAACTACTGAAGATGAACAAGTATTAGATATTGCAAACAGAGATGGTGAATCTTGGAATGATATCTTTAAGAAGGTAGCATTGGATAGAACCCTTTTCGGTGGATTTGCAATGGAAATCATCTGGTCTAACGATAGAACTAAAATCACAGATGTTTATCACATTGATTTTTCATATGTTCGTTCTCATAGAATGAATGAGAGAGGAATTGTACCTGGATATTTTATATCAAGTGAATTTCAAAACAAAGGTAGATTAAGAGTAAAAGATGAAGAAGTAACCTTTATACCAAGATTTAACAAGGTAGATAGAAGTTCTCCTTCACAGATTTATTACTTTAACCCTTACAGACCTGGAATGAAATACTATCCATTACCTGATTACACTGCAGGTATGAACATCATCGCATTAGATGCTGAGATAGATAACTTCCACAAGAATAACATACAGAATGGTCTTGCACCATCACTTTCTATTACTACATTTACAGATGCAGATAATGAAGAAAGAGAAGCAATTGAAAGACAATTAAGACAATCTTATGGTGGTTCTAACAACGCAGGTTCATTAATTTATATGGATGTTGCAAATAAAGATGAAGCACCAATCATTACTCCAATCCCACAGAATGGAGCAGATGGATACTATACTACTGTAAATGATATGGTATCACAAAAGATTTTAACATCACACAGAATTACATCACCAATGTTAGTAGGTATTAAAACCGAAGGACAATTGGGAGGAAGAACAGAAATGTTAGAAGCAATGGCACTATTCCAAGAGAATGTAATTAAACCAAAACAATCAGATATCATTTCTGTATTTGAAGAAATATTCTATTGTAATGGATACGATAAACCATTAGGAGTAGAAACTACAAGAATGTTTGAAGATGGTTCAGAAACTGATGTAGTAACTTCTATTGATTCCGATGCAGGTGATGATAACCAATTAGAAAG